ATTCGCGATAAAGGCGAATCAAAACAGCAGGGTCATCTTCTTCTGCATTGATTGTGAAATCTGTTTCTGGAACATTCAAGGAACCTTCACGAACAACGCGCTCGATTTTTCCGCGTGCTGTTCCGCCAGAAGAATCCCAAGAGACGAAGCTGCCGACTGTATCGACTGCGCGATCTTCTTCTTCATCCATATATGTGGAATCTTCCATCGCCATAAATTCGCCCATGATTTGAGCTGCTTTCATAATGTATTCGTGGCCTTCTGAAAGGTCGGAGAAAATATCTTCTAGAACCATCTTGGTTTCTGGGCTTATATCGCGTCCTTCTTTGACTGCTTGCATTGCTGCCCTTAATTGTTCCCTGGCTTCGACTGTTGTTGTCGGATAGGCTGGATAAGTCACGACTGAAACGTCGCCGTCTGCGAGTGATAATTCGTCTTCTTTAAGGCGAAGGGTTTGGTTCTTTGTTCGCGCCAAAGGTAGGCCTTCGTGGTTGATTAAAAGGCGGACATCTGGTGTCTCGGTTAGCGTCTTGCGAAATGCGCCGGGTGCGATTCTTTCAATGAATGGAAGCGGCACGCTGTCATCGTTGAATACGGCTGCGTATCCGGAGAGGCGCATCGTTCCATCTTCTGCCTGGCGCGCTTCTACGTTCTTGATCGTAAAGGTGCGGCGTTCGATTTTCTTTGTCATTTTGCTCCTTGAGTCTTCTTCTGCGTCGAGTGCGTCTATCTTCCTTTGCGCCCAGTTTTGTGCTCGGTCGCTGAAGTCTGAATCTCCGCCCCATAAGAGCCAGGCTACTAATCCTGCGCCTGGGTATTGTGGATCGGATGGGTTGCTGTTCTTGGGGGCTTGGCCATCTACTTTGTGTCTTGCAAACCAGGGCGCCATTTTCCTAATCTTGTTTTCGGTGATGTTGCCTGCTGCCATGTCGCGAGCTGCTTGCTTGGTTCCTTCGGTCAGACCATCGCCGCCATATCCGTCACGTAGATATTGAAGGCCACGCTTTGCGTTTGCTTGGATAAATTGTGGAACGCTTAAATCTACTTGTCTGTTGCCTGTTTCTGGTTGCCATGCGTTGCAGTAATAGGCTCCATCAACATAATCATTCCAGCGCTCGCACCAAGCCTTTGTTCCTTCTGTATTTTGTTTTTCTTCATTGTAAAAGAAACAATTTCCGCATGCTCTTCCTTCTGGCACATCTTCTGAAAGTGCTGGTCTGTAATTGCTAGGCAGTTCGCGCTTGCTTACTTCGCCGCCTGGCTCTAGGTCTTCTGTAATTGAAATTGCCACCATCTGGTCGATGGCGTCTTGCTTATTTTCATGGCATCCGATTGTGGTGTATGTGCCATCTGCTTCTTCTTTAACGGCTGCCCATCCTGCGCAGTCGCTTTGCTTATCGCTTATGAAGTATGGCATTTATTCTGCTCCATAAACTGCTGCCGGATCTCCTGGGTCAATAGTGGCGACTGGCTGCAATTGAGTGCTCGGAACTCCTGTGTGGTTCATTTCCGGTAATCCGATCGCTTCTGTTACTGACTTTGGATCAAAGCCGACCTGAATCAACATTGCCGCGATCTCTGCTCGTAGCTTGAGTCCGACGTCTGGTGCATCTGCTGCGTCGATGTTTTGAAGCGGCACTCTGAATTGATCGCCTGCTTCTCCGAGTGGCGCTAAATCTTCAACGGCGCGAACGTCGTTCAAAGATAGGAAGCCTTCACGTAAGCCCTTTGTGTATGCATCGAATCGCTCGATTGTGGTTCCACGAAGCAATGCGTCAAGATTAAATTTAATAAAGCCATCAGGTTCTGGGAGTAATTCAGAAAGTGATTGCTCGATTCGCTCTAATAATGGGCGAAGTGAATGCTGCACGAATGAAAGGTTTTGCGCTTCAACGCTGGCAAATGACATCGCTCCTGCTACCGGATGTCCGAGAAGGCTTAGCGGCACTCTGAATAATCTGGCAATATCTTCGACGTTAAATCGTCGCGCTTCTAAGAGCTGGGCGTCTGCGGCATTTAATGTGAGCGGACGGAATTGTGCGCCGCCTGAAAGGATTCCAATCTTGCCTGCGCGGTATGGCCCGGTGTGAGTGATGTTCCAATCGCGGCCAATGTCGCCTGCCTGTTCTTCTGTTAACTCGCCCGGCACTTCAATGACGCCGCCTGGGTTTGCTGCGTTGCCAAAGTATGCGGCTGCGTATGTGTCTGCTGCCATCGCTGCGCCAATGGTTAGACGAGCTGCTGCAATTGGGCCGAGGCCGTAAAGCGATCCTGGAAGCCTAAAGAGTGGGATGTGTTTCATCTCGCGTGATGTCAGAATTCGCGAGTATGTTCCTTCTGGGTCTTTCATCTTGTAGATAAGTGGCTCGCCTGGACGTGGTCTTTCGATTCGAATGTCGTCCGGGTGGATGCAATAAACTTCTTGGACTTCGTCCATGTCGTCGCGAACGGTCAGAATAAATGCGTTGCCATGAATGTTAAGTGAAGCGATGATTTGTTCGTAAAATTCCACACGCGATGCTTCTGGGTTTGGCTTATTCACCCATGCTGGTTGTGATCCGTAGACGCTGGTGTAAGAGATTCGGTTTCTGCCGCGTCGAACATAAGCTGAAAGTGGAAGTGATGAGATTGTATCGCCAAGCAATCGGATGCATGCATAAACTGTTGACATGCGAATTGCGGAGTCTGCGTTGACTTCGATTCCAGATGGGGCCATGTAAGCAGGGCGTCCTGGGATAAGTGGTTCGACCCATTGACTTTGGTTAGTGTTTGTGCGCTTCTGCTCTGCTGCTTTGATTCGCTTCGATAGACTCATCAGTTAGCCTTTTCTGTGATCCACACTAGAAATGTTCCAAGTGTAATTAATGCAATCGGCAATGAAAGCATTGCGATTCCTGCGGTCGCTAATGCTACGCCAGTCACTTCTGCTATGAGTGAGAAATCTATTTTTTTCATTGCGCTCCTAAAGTTGAACCGAGAAGAACCGGGCCACTGGTGGCTTTGGTTCTGGTGGCTGTGTTGCTCTGTCATATCCGAAGATTGCTGCAACGGCCGCGTCGACTTTCCGCTTCGAGCTTGCCTTTGCAACCATGACGCCCCGAGATGATTGCTTCGTGACGCAGTTTGTTATGTGTCTTGCCATTCTTTCATCGCCGTCGTGAGTGAAACTTTGATTGACGACCGCTTCGTAAAACTTTTGTGTTGCTGGAACCATTCGCTCTGCGCTGTTTGGATATGAGACGACTGGCATTCCTTGTTCGTCGAGAATCATAAAGGTGCGCTGCCATCTGGCAGGGTCGAAGACAATCTCTCTGGTTTGAAAGTTGCTGTTTCTAAATGTATCGATGATTGTCTGTTCGACCTCTGCCACCGGCACGTGCCATCCTTGTTCTGCGTCGTCTGGTCGTTCCCAGATTCCTACAACCATCAGATGTGGTTTGTCTCCGCCAAGCAGCCAGGCTACAAGCGCTGTGCTGTCGTTTGAGAACGCGCCGTCAAATGCAAGAATAACTTCTTCGCCGGGTTCTGGTGTTCTCTCTGTGTCGATCAACGCTTCCCATGATCCTGTCGGAAGCCAGGCAGTTGTTGTTGATACAAAGCAATTTGTTCGCTTGGTTCTAAATTCTGCCTCGGGTGTTCGCAGGACTGCGCTTTCGAAATCTTCGGCATCGACAATATCTGCGAAGCCGGGGTTCGATTCAATCCAGAGCTGCTTGTCTCTGTGATCTGCTTCTGGGTTTTTCGGTTCCCACCAAGCGAAGAAGAAAGATGGATCTACAAGTTCGCCCTTTACGAGCTTCTGGCCATATTGATATAAAGAATAGGCAAGGCTGTCTTGGCCGTTTGCTTGCGTCTTTACTCCTGCTGTGGTGATTCCAAGTAAAAGTGAATCGGATCGTGCGCCGCCAGCGAGTGACATTACATCCCAGAGTTCGCGGTTTGGTTGCGCATGAACTTCGTCAAAAATAACAATCGGCGAAGGGTTAAGTCCTTCTTTCGTGTATGCCTCTGCTGAAAGGGCGCGA